AATCTACAACTGACATCCCTTTAGTTATACCTGTAGTATCAGAAAGAGTTAATACGTCACTAGCAAGTCCAGATGTTGTTTTTGATAATTTACTTAACAAACCTATTGGTTGGTAGGGATTGTATTTAGCTACAGAAATATGATTTTCTTCTCTATAATATGTATTTGGAAAGGTAGTGGCTGTAGTTATATTTATTTTTCTTGGTTGATTAAAATTATCTGTCCAAAATAATAATTCCTCTATTACGCTTATACCACTTATTGGATAACTTGTTGAGAAATTTAAAAAAGCTCCACTAACTAATAAAACAGGCGTAGTATTAGGTGTATAGCTATAAATATAATGATCAGTGTTATTTGTTAAAAAAACTATAATAGTGTTTGTATTGTCAATAGTTTTATAACCTATAACTTCAAAACCACTTAAACCAAAATTAGTTGCAAGAGTATTACCTAAAACAGTTTCTAAAGCACCTATGTCATCAGCTTCAGATTTACCTACAGATATATTCTGCGCATCTCTATATTCACCGTTAGGTATTAATCTATCATCCAAGTCTTTATTCATCTTGGATCTTAGAAAACTATTTTTAATTTCTGCCATGTATTATTATTTAATCCATTTAGATTTACCTCTCATTACTTGAATAACTTGATCAAGTTTAAGATTAGATAATCTAATTTTTGCATTTCTTAATTTAGCACTTTTTTCTTGTTTAAATCTTCTTACAATATATTCTTGAACACCTGACGAAACAGATAATATAGCATGTGTTATATAAGAATATAAAGCTTCCTCTGCTAACTTAGGTATTCTTGCGTCAAGATCATAAGCATTACCATCTGATATATATTGTAATAATATTAATTTGTTAGCTAAGTTGCTAGTAAAATTAAATGTACCAGTTCTTTGATCTATTTTAAACCAACCATTCTTTTGACTTGTTTGTGGTTCTAAACCGTATCTTTGACCTAATGCACTACTATAAACACTTCTGTCTAAAACATTTGCGTTGTTTAAATCATTTTTAAAACCACCACTTATGTATCTAGGATCAGTTTTATCCCATGTAGCATCTATTTGTGAAGTAACCTCTGTGTTACTGTCATTACTGTCTTGTATAGGGTTACCATCACCGTCTTGAGAAAATGTATAATAAGGGCTTTGATTTAAATTATTAGTAGGGTATATAGTATGTAAAACACCTAATTCATCAACCCATGATAATTTCACATAATTAACATAGTCTTGAGGTATTGTTAAACTCAAACTGTTAGGCACTGTAAGCTCTGATGACTTAACACTTTTTAATGTATCATAACTAAATTCTTGTAATCCTCTTCTAGCGTGAAAAATTACATCGGTTCTTTTTACACTAGATATAAGTTTACCAGGCCCAACGTAAGCAATTAAAAAGTTATTAATAACATCATCAAGTCTAGTATATTCATAATCACCATGTACATTATCTAATGTATTTTCGTTTAATTGTATTTTTACATAACTATTTAAAGCTAAAAGCTGAGGTATTGTGATTACATTAGGACTTGACATTGTCCACGTTGTAACTCTTCTAATACTTAATTGAGTATTGTTTGGTACACCGCCAACTGGTAAATTTTGACTCATTACAAGTGTATCTACACCAAGGTTATTTGTTTTTGAAACTATAGTTCCATAATTAAAACCAGTTGATTTATTTACAACAGCAAAAACATTGCCTCCAGTAGCCGCTGTATTAGCTACAATAGTTAAATTAGTTTGACCAGCTGCACTAGCACCACTTGATAAAGCGTCTACATCTGTATTAGCTGGCGTTAACTCTGTCCACAAACTAGCGTTAGTGCTAGTGAATATTTTAAAATTATTTAAATTATAACCATTTGTTGCTGGATCAGAATAATTACCAGTTCCAACAACTAGATCAGTATTAAATGTGCTAGTAAATGTTTGATTAGCATTACCATCTGATGTAAACTGCTGTGATCCAGCGTAATATTGTCTGTTAGTTTCGGTTATTAAACCACCATTAGGTATAGGCATAATTTATTATCTTTGTTGATTTATATTTTCTTGTGCAACCTGTTGTGCGGCTACTTGCACTATTTCAGGACTTTTAATTACAACACCAGCGTATAATAATATTTTTAATATTAACTCTGTTTGATCAGCTGAATGCAATTCAAAATTAAATGATGAAGATTCGTTAAAAGAATACGATTGACCGCTTCCTAATGTAAAATTCCAAGAAGGATTTATAGGTTTTCTTATATAACTTAACGATAAACCACTGGTTATAGTAGTTGGATAAACTGTTATTTGATTGTTTTCGTAAGTATATATTGGGTAAGAAGCTGTTGGTGCTGTTAGTTTAGAACTAAGCAAATGATATAATTCCCCTCTATCAACTCTTTGAAGTTCTTCTGTGGGTTTAGTTCCACCAGCGTTGTAAAGTACTTGTCCTAATCTATAAAATTGTTTAGGATAATAATTAGTTAAAAGAGTTAAACCTGTTGTTGGTTGAGAATAAAAATCAATATTAATTCCATTTATAGCATATTCTGCATCAGTTATTAAACTACCATTTCCAAATATTTGTATTATACCATTTTGAGCTTGCGCTGCAGTTATAGTATCTGCTCCTACTACACCTCCTACTGTGCCAATAGCGTATTGAGTAGTAGCACCTGCGGTTGCAGCTGGTACTGTAACCATACCTATAACAGATGATTTACCATTGTTATGACCTATTTGTTGTGGTAAGTTAAAAACGTTACTTGAAGAAATAGATGTAACGTTTATAAATTCTTTAAATATAGAGATTTTTTCATCAAGATTTACGACTCTATCTGCATAATCTGTATTTGTTTGTGGAATACGTATCTGCTGATTTAAACTATCAAAATATGTTTCAAATATTTCTAGTTGACATTGAGCACCTATTTTATTAAATTCAACAGGTGTCATGTAACCCCTCTGTTCTTTGTTTAATATTAATAAAACGGTTTGATATACAGTATTTACGTTTATTGCCATTTTTATATTTTAATTAATAGTGATTAGGGCCACATAAGTGACCCTTCACTATATTATAGTTACATATTATTGTAACTTTTTCTTAATTGTTTTAAAAACTTGAACACCTTCATCAGTTTTAAACCATGCAGCTAATGCTGAGTATGGATTTTCATCAAAAGGTATGGTCATTAGCTTTCTATCATTTGATGCCCAGTGAAAAGTTCTTTGGTCTTGAGCTAGTTTAAGTATGTTTTGTTCTACAGCTCTAATACCTATATTTCTTAAACCTACATTATCATCAGAAGCTATTTCTAAGAAAGCTTTTGGATTTTTCTTTGCCATAAGCAAAATATCTCTTTTTAATTCTTTAGAACTTAAAGAAGATACAGAAGATCCAACTTCTACTCGTAATACAGCTTCAGCGTGATCAATATCCATTTCTTTTGCCGCCATCATAGCATCTAGTTGAATATTAATATCATCTAATTCATCTTCAGCAACAACATCAGCTTCCCATTCAGCATATATAATGTTTTTTTTTGGATGATATAATGATAATAGTTTTTGTAAGTTTTGTTTTTGTTTTGAAACAGCTAACACACCATCTTCAAATATAATATGACCTAGTGTTACTTCTCCTTTTTGATCTTTTACAAGTGGAGAATTTTGATTAGTTGCATATCTTAATTCTTGTTGTTCCCCTACTTCTTCATTAAAATATAGTAAAGGATGTCTAAGACTATTTTTAGAATTTAAAGTATATGTTAAAGGTTCTTTACCGTGTAGTAGATAGTATCTTCTATCTTTTATCTCCCATTTAGGGGCTTTTATTTCTTTTGTTTTTGACATGATATAATATAATATAATTAATAAAATAAAGAGTATCTCCGCCCGAAGACGGAGATAAACTTTAAAGCAATCTTAGTTTTGGAATAATACGAAATTATTCGCAGCTTGAGTAACCAAACATCTTTCAGACAACCAGTTAACTTGCATAGCATCTAAGTTAGTAGTGTAAGCACCACCAGCAGATCCTGTGATCCAGTTTTTGTAACGTCTGTCTTCAGTTTGTGAAGCTCTATATCTAACATGTAAGAATGGTCTTCTTATGTTAGTACCTAATTGTTGGTCATACACAGTTGATGTTCCAGCAGGTATTAATACACCTTCTATTCCACTTACTGCAACTCCACCTCTTGTAGAAGCATCGTTTAAGTATTTCCAGCTAGTTTTATAGAAGTCATAAGAACCTCTTCTAAAACCAGAGAAACCTAAATTAAGCGCCATGTCTTCAGAGTTTTCAAATAAACCGTAAGCTGTTCCGCCTACAGATCCACCTGAAATTTGTCCTAGCATGTCATCAAAATCTAAATCAAGACCTCTATTTAAGAAAAGCATGTTTTCTTCGATAGCTCCTTGAGTATCTAGATTTTTAAGTACTTGATCAAAATCAGAAAGACCAGTACCAGCTGAGAATCCAGACATGATATTACCTCTTGATTGAATAGCAGCAAAAAGACCTTCAGATCCGTAAGCGTTGATACCGCCTCCAAATCCTTGGATATTAGCTTGTTGAGCAGCAAAACTTTGTCCACCAGCACCAGTAGCTAATTCACCTTCAACCATTGCCATTTCTAAATAGTCATCAAATCTTAGTCTTGTTTCAGACTCAGACTTTAGATACCATAAGTATCCTGATGTACCATCTTCTGTAGCAACTTCTACCCAACCGATTTGAGCCATATCAGAACCATTAATTTGGAATGAATCTTTTATGATAATCGGGTTATTTGCATATTGAGTAAATGAAGGTTGAATAGACTTATAAGATCCAGCCGCTAGGCCATTATCTACAGGTCCAACAGATCCTTTAGCAAAGATAGAACCGTATACAAACATTTTAAGGTTTGTAGCTCCAACTCCTAAAGCATCCCAGTTAGCTGCAGTAAATGGATAAGCAATAACTCTTTGTCCAATACCACCTGGTAAACTTGTTCTTACCACACCTTTTAGTGTAACACCAGTAGTCGGGTTCATTACAACGATTGTATCATTTGGAAAAATAGCATTTGATACAGCTGGGTTACCACCTAAAGCAAATTCTAATTGTGCAACACCTGCACCACCAGTTTGGTTTACATTGTTGTAAGAAACGTGTAATCTATTTTGTTCTGACCAAATCACTTGATCAGACGTCATTGGCATTTCAGCGCCAACCATTCTAAGGAAACCATTTAAAGTTCTGTTTCCATATCTTTCTACCTCAGCTTCGTAAACTTCAGGTAGGTACTGCTGAGCAAAGTCATTTGCACCACCAGTATTAAACGCTAAGTAGTTATTCTGTAGCGCTAGTTGTTGTTGAGAAGGTATAATACTTCCAAACACAGGAGTCATTTGTCCCATAATAATTAATTTTGTTTTTAGTTAAACTTTTTTGATTTTATCTTCAATTTAGAAGAATCAAGACCACTGATTGATTTAACTTTAAATCCTCCAACAAATACATCTCCTGTAGGTTTAGACCTTACATCATCTGTAATGTTTTTAGATTTTGCAATAAGATCTTTTGTAGCATCGGATTTACCTTGCTCATAAAAATGTTTTGCAATTGAATCAACATTGTCAGCGGCATACATAGCTTTGTGATAACCTTTAACATCTTTAACACTTCCGTCATTATTTAAGAACTTCTTAATTATATTAGAAACATTTGATTGTTTAGTTGCAACTTCATTAGGATTTTTAACTCCATATCTAAACTTTTTTTCTCCAACGTTGATGTCAAAACCTTTGAAATCATTAGAAAAATACTGTTTAGTATCAGACTTAAAAGCCTCATGCTGTTGTTGAGCTGTGTTTTGCTCTTCATTATAGCGATTGAAAAAGTCCATAGCTTTTTGTTGGTCTTGTGTCGTACCAGGTCTCAACTTGATCTCCTCGTAATATTGACTTTTTAAACCATCTAAATGCTTTCGGGCTTTAGCAACCTCTTCTTTATAAGCGAGTTTTTTCTTACGAATATCTCGCTCCTCATCTACTTCTTCATCAAATGAAAAATTATCTTCAATCATAAAGTTAATTTCATTCGAATCCAAGTGTGATTTGGCTTGTTTATAATACTCTCTTAATAGAGTATCATTATCTACATTAGAATAATCTGCATTTAATCTTACATAATCTTCTAATGTTCCACCTGTTTCTTTCATAAAGTCTACGACTTTTTCGATGTTTTCAGGTAATTTAGCTACTTCTCTTGCCTCTTCAGGCGTAGGAGCAATAACTTTTTCTTCTATTTTTTCACCTAATTGTACTATTTCTTCTTCAACTTTTTCTTCATTAGGTTTTTCTTTTTCAACAACCTCTTGTATTATTGGTTGTTCTTCTTTAGTTTCAGAAACTTCTTTGGGCTCTGATACTGGTTTGTCCATTTGAGGGCTATTTCCGGCTTGTTCTTCCACAGCCACCTTCTTTGTTTCTCCGACTTGAACGGCATCTTTTTCTTGTTTTTTAGTTTTTGATAAATCGATTTTAACAATATCTTTTTTAACTAATTGTTTAGGTTTACTTTTAATTTTAAAAGTACCTTCTTGTTTTACTTCTTCTGACATAATATAATATAATAAAAATTAATAAATAGGTTTATTGAGGCATAAACTGCTCTAAACCAAATCCGTCTAAATTATCATTACCAGCTGATTCAAAATCTGTAGGTAATAAATCATTTTTACGTTGATCAATCATTTTTGATTGTTGTGTTGCTTGTATTTTAGTTCTTTTGTCTTTACGATCTTCTATAAATTGTTCTTTTTCTCTATCAGTATTTATTTTAGCTTTTGCTAATTGTAATTGATATTGAAATTCTTCAGCCATCAATTGTTTTTTAATTAAAGCCTCTTGTTCCATTCTTTGTATTTCAAATTGAGACTTGGCTTGTTCTATTTGTATTTCTGTTTGAGCTAAAGCTTGTTGTTTTTCAACTTCATTCATAGCTGCTGACTCAGCTGTTTTAGCGTTAGCTTCTGATTGGGCTTGAATCATAGCTTTTTGATTAGCTTGATCTTGAATTTGTTTTTGTTTTCTTTTAAGCTTTAACATTTGATTAGCCAACTTAAGGTTTTTTATTTGCCTTATATCAATAGCATCTTCTAAATCAATTCCTTGAGACTGTAAAGCTACTTGAATATTTTGTTCTAATTGAGCTTTTTCTTCTTCATCTGGTTCTAATTCTAAATATATACCAAAATCGTGAAGATTTAATGTATCTATTTCCTTTAATGTTTCAACATTAAAAACAGATATACTTTCTTTTAATGAGTTTGCTGTTAATGGAAACTCTAAAGCATCAGCAACTCTAAGCGAAATGTTTTCACATATTCTTAATGTTAAATATAAACTAGACTCTAATATATGTTTAGTTGCTATGTTAGAAGCATTTGCCGCCATTTTTTGTAATCCAACTAAAGCATTAGGATCAGGTTGACTACCATCTCTAGCTTCATTCAAACCGGTTACATCACGTATCATTTGTAAGTAATACTGATATGTGGCTATTAAAGACTGTATTTTAGCATTAGATGCTGATGTTTGTAATTCTTGTATTGGGACTTTACCTCTATTAGGATCGCCATCTTGTGTTAAGCTTCTACCAACGATACTACCAGTTTGGAAATACATATTTAAAGCTTCTTGAGGATTATAATTAGTGCCATTGCCTAAATCAACTTCTGCTAAACCATCAACATCTACAAATACACCATCTGGAACCATACGTTGAATAACTTGTTGAAGTTTTAAAGATGTAAGTTGTATCATATCAGCAAAACTTGTACATCTACTAACTAATGATTCTATACGGCCTTGATATAAATTAGGGGCACATATAGTATAATTCATATTAACTTTAGTTGTATCAGATACAGGTCTTGTCATGTTTTTTGCTAGTT